TGGATGCTATGCCTATTGCTGGTGAAGTAGCGAAATGGGCAAAGGAATACTCTGTCCGAAATGTCTCGATGATGCGTGATGGTGCGGCACACATTGCGCCATTACTTATGCAGTCTCGAATACCTGTGTTTGTGGTGAACATGTCTATCTTTGCGCAAGGTTGCGATGAGACATCCGGTGCATTAAATGGTGGCAGGTTAAAACATCGAGGCCAGCAGTTGCTGACAGATCATGTTGCAGCTTCGAGTCGCCAACCGCTTGGCGATTCATCCTGGAGAATTGGTAGAAGGGATGCCCAAAGTTCAGTGCAGGCTGCAGTTGCATTGGCGATGGCAGTGCATCAAGCATCACCGAAGGCTGGTGTTGCAACGGTGATTTCAGTATGACAATAGTGTGGGGAAGCACTATGATTCAGCCTGCATTCCCCCGTAGTGCAATGTAGGTCCCTTCCACCTACGAAGCCCCAGTATTCGCCTCTCTGATGCTGGGGCTTCACCTTTAGGGGGCGGATGGTTTCGACTAGCTCGTAAGACCGCTTGCGGAATGAGTTAGGACTAGGGTTCGATTCCCTACGCCTCCACTTATACACAGTTTTAGTTGCAGTTATCCACAGGCTGTGGGACAATTGCACACCTATGGGACTATTTGACCAATTCCGCAAGCCAGTTGACATTAAAGCCCAACTTGCACCTAGCGTAAACAAGGCTGTTACTTACATGCCTTGGGGAATCATTGACAATTATTCAGTGACCCGAGAAACCGCTATGCAAGTACCGGCAGTCGCTCGAGCTCGTAACGTCATCTGCAATACCCTTGGAACTATCCCACTGGAACTCTATGCACGTGATGGTCGGCACATGCGTAAGCATTCTTGGATGGAACAGCCAGACTTAAACACTCCATACTCTGTCACAATGGCTCGCACCATTGATAGTCTCGCATTCTTTGGTGTTGCTTATTGGCAAGTCACCAACACTTATGCCGAGGACAATCGCCCTAGCCGATTCCAATGGATAGATCCACGCAGAGTCACTTGGGATACAAACACTTCCATGACTGCTATTGCTCAATACTATGTTGACTTAAACCCAGTCCCAATGTCCGGCATTGGAAGCCTTGTAACATTCCAAGGCCTCGAGGAAGGTATCTTGGCTCGAGGTGGCAAAACTATTGCTACCGCTCACGCACTTGAGACTGCTGCATACAACATCAGCCAAGACCCAGTGCCGATGGGCATCCTAAAGAACTCTGGCTTTGACCTATCAGAGGACCAAATCATCTCCAGCCTAAGCGCATGGAAACAAGCTCGTAAAACTAAATCAACTGCCTACCTGAACTCCAACTTTGAGTATCAAACTGTTGGTTTTGATTCTAAGCAAATGCAACTGGTCGAAGCTCGTAGCCACATTGCCTCTGAAATCGCTCGAATGATGAACGTGCCTGCCTATGTGGTTGGCGCTGACATGCAAGCAAACATGACTTACTCAAATGCTGTTGATACACGCAAAGACCTTGTGCAAGCAACCTTGCGTGGATACATCGGCGCAGTTGAGGACCGCTTAAACATGGCAGACATCACTGCAGCTGGAAGTTATGTCCGGTTCGACCTTGACGACTTTCTACGTGAGGATGCAAAGACTCGCACTGAAATTACTACCACACTTCTCACTAACGGCATCATTGATCTAAATGAAGCACGTGAGATGGAGGACCTTGCCCCACGTGGCGCAGACAATGTAGAGGATACAGAATGAAAATCACTATGAGCATGGACATCCTTGCAGCGGATGTACCTAAAAGAATCATCTCTGGCCGTATCGTGCCGTTCAATGAAGTTGGAACCCCAAACATTGGGCGCACCATGTTCCTCGAGGATTCAATCCAAATCCCAGATGTGTCTGCTATCAAACTAAACCTTGAACATGATCGCACCAAGCCAGTTGGTCGTGCTATCAACATCGAATCTAAAGCAGATGGTATTTACGCTGATTTCAAGATTGCTCAAACCACTGCTGGTTCTGATGCACTTGTTGAAGCAGCTGAAGGACTTCGCCCGGCATTCAGCATTGAAGCTTTGGGCCAAGAGTCCGAAAACATTGATGGCGTGACTGTGTTCAGTCGTGCCGAATTGGTGGGAGTTGCACTCGTCACCAACCCAGCATTTTCTAGTGCAGAGATAACTAAAGTCGCTGCATCAGAAGCCGAAGAAACGCCCGTTTCTAAGGAGACAACCATCGAGGAGGAAACTGTGTCAGAAAACACAGCCCCAGTTGAAGCCGCAGAAACTGTTCAGGCTTCAGCACCAGCAGTTGGACTTGCGTTCACTGCACCTCGCTCCCCAATCGTGGATGCAGGCTCATACTTAGAGCACAGCATCAAGGCACAAATGGGCGACGAGGATTCACGTCAGTATGTTAAAGCAGCAGATGACGACACCACCACCAACACTGGTCTAACGCTTCCACAGCACCTAAACCAGTTCATCACCACAAACTTCGAAGGTCGCCCAGCCGTTGATGCTTTGTCACGTGAAGCACTTCCAGCATCTGGTCTATCTTTCACCATCCCAACACTAGGCACCAAGCCAACTGTTGCTGAAACTGCTGAAGGCGCTGCACCATCTGAAACAGGTATGACTTCAACCTACATCACTGTTGACATCAAGAAATACAGTGGCAAGAACGAAGTTTCATACGAACTTCTAGACCGTTCAAGCCCAGCATTCTTTGCTGAACTTGTTCGCCAAATGCGCTATGCATACGCCAAAGCAACTGACTCTGCAGTTCTATCTGCATTGATTGCTTCAGGTACAGCATCAACTGGTGTTGCAGCAACTGCAGCAGGCCTTCAGAGCTTCATCGCTACTGAATCAGCAGCTGCATTCAAAGCAACAGGCGAATACGCAAGCAACTTGATTGCAAGCCCAGATGTTTGGGGTTCAATCATGGGCTTTGCTGATTCAACCGGTCGCCCTCTTTACTTCGCTAACAACCCACAAAACAACCCAGGCGCTGTAACAGGCAACTCTGTTGTTGGTAATGTGTTGGACAAGGCGCTTTACGTTGATTCAAACGTTGCCGCATCTGGCTTTGTTGATGATTCAGCATTCCTTGTTGCACCTAACTCTGTAACAGTTTACGAATCTCCAACAACCCAATTGCAGGTTCAACTACTTAACAGCGGTCAGGTTCAAATCGGTCTTTACGGCTACATGGCAATTGCAGTCAAGAAGGCTGGCGGAGTTCGCCGTCTCAACATCTCTTAATTGAGCAGGGTGCTGGCTAGCGGATGGTCAGCACCCACCTATTCGTAAGGAGCACCAATGTCATACGTCACAGTTGCAGAACTTCGTGATGCTTTAGGCATTGGTGCTCTCTACGATGATCCAGAGATTCAATCGTGCATTGATGCAGCCGAGGAAGTAATCCTTCCAATGTTAATCCAGCACACCATTCCAGTCATCAAACAAAAGTTGGAATCTAATGTGGCAACAGTTACCACCACTGCTCCTGTTACGTTTGTGGTTGGAGAAACTGTCCATAGCGACATGGGCTCTCCGTTTAATGGCACTATTGTTATTACTGCTGTTACCGATTACACCATTTCATGGTCAAAAGTAAACGCTAATGTGACCGAGCGTTACGTTATCCCTCATGCTTGGATTGGTCATCAAGCTGACTGGACTGGCATCGAGAACGTTCATCAAGCTTTGCTCATGACTGCAGCGGATGTTTGGCAATCTCGCACAGCAAGCAATGGGCAAGGCGTGGGCGTTGATTTTGCACCTGCACCTTATCGCATGGGACATAGCCTGTTAACACGTGTGAAGGGCCTTCTAGGGCCTTACATGAGCCCCTACACGTTTGTAGGTTAGCCCATGAGTTTCGCATCCGTTAGAGCCGACCTAGCAACAGCCATTACTGACAATAACCAATGGCAAACCTTTGCTTATCCGGCAGACACACCAACCGCCAATTCGGTCATCATTACCCCTGGCTCCCCTTGGGTTGAGCCTTTAACTATCGGCAACAAAGCAGTTCGAGTGAACTTCCGAATCAAGGTCTGCGTTAATACAGCTGATAACCAAGGTGAATTAACCAAGCTTGAAAACTTTGTAACATCCATTTTGGATCTACTGCCAACTTGGGCAGTGTTCAAATCCGTATCCGCACCTCAAGAGCTTCAGGTAGGAACCGCCTATCTGACTGTCAGCGACATCGACGTAGAAGTCGCAGTTTCTTTCTAGAAAGGAAAGTAAATGGCAACCACCATTCTAAACGGCGGAACGTTGACGCTGACAATCAACGCAATCGCTCGTTCTGAACAAATCACATCAGCAGTTCTTACTGTTGAACAAACCCGTAATGCTTACAACCTAATTGGTGGAACTAAAGCTTACAAAGTGGTAGACAACAATGTGACCCTTGCAGTCGAAGCAATCCAAGACTGGACTTCCGGCACAAGCGATTTCATGGATGCACTTTGGCTTGCTTCTGCAACTCCAGATACAAGCATTCCGTTTGTGCTTACATGCAACAGCCAAACCTTTACTGGTAGCCTATTCCCAGAATACCCAGCCGTAGGTGGTGCAGGTAACGATGCTCTCACTTGGAGTGTTACCTTCCAATGCGCTGGCGTACCAACTAAAGCATAAGGAAACCAAATGAAAATCCGCATCATTTATGTAGAAGGTTCAACAGCTGATTGCAAAATCACTATTGGTGACCGCTACGCATGGGAAAAGAAACACAATAAATCAATAAGCGATTTCGAAAAAAACCCAGCGCTTGGTGACATTCTTTGGATGGCACACCGAGCCTTGCAACGTGAAGAAGCAAACCTTGCCCCTCTCGATGTATGGATTAACCAAGTTGACGACTTCGACATTGTGGACTCTGACCCAAAATCCTAGAGCAGGGAAGTGTGGGGCGACTGGTAGCCGAGTTAGCAGTCGCCACACAAATCCCTCCCAGCGTTTGGCTGGAACAAGATGATGAAATCATCTGGACAGTAATCAACATTTTGGAGAACCGAGACAATGGCTAAATCAATGACCATCAAGGTCGATGACCAAGACATACGAGAATTGAATCGTGCTATCTTTAGAATGGAAAAAGCAAGCAAAGATGATCTAAAAGCAGAAGTTTTGCAGCTTGCCCAAGACATGGTTCCACACTTTCAACGCTCGGCACAGACTTCACGCCAAATGGCTTTACGCCCAACAGTTAAAGCCAAGAAAGACATTAACCCTTACATTCAATTTGGTGGACTGCAAAGCGCTGGTGTACGAGGTGGCGCAACTATGACCGACATGTTATTCGGTACAGAGTTTGGTGCAGTTGAACCTAAGTTACGCAATGGTGGTCGAGCGTTCCCTAAGCGCTCTCCACGTCAAGGCAGAGGCAATAAAGGTTATTGGATTTTTCCAACTGCCCAAAAACTTCAACCAATGATTGTTCGCCGTTGGTATCAAACTGTTGATAATGTCCTAGATAAGTGGGTTCAATAATGGCTTTCGGTGGCGATACTAGATTCTTAAAACTTGGCCTTCTAGCTGATACAAGTAAGTTCACTACTGGACTCAATAACGCTACCAAGCAAACTAAAACCTTTGGTCAAAAGGTTGGCGACACTGCTAAGCGAATTGGTAAAGCGTTTGCCCTTGCTGGTGTTGCAGTTGCCGGTATGGCAGCGAAGTTGGCTATTGATGGTGTTAAAGCTGCGATTGCTGATGAGAAGGCACAAGTCAAACTTGCCACTACATTAAGAAACACCACTAAAGCCAGCAATGGACAGATTAAGTCTGTCGAAAAATACATTGACAAACTGCAACGTGCTTCTGGTGTTGCCGATGACAAGTTACGCCCTAGCCTTGAGAAGTTGCTGGTTGCTACTGGCAAGGTTGGTAAGGCACAGAAGTTACAAGCTTTGGCTATGGACATTGCAGCAGGTACCGGCAAAGACTTGGACACAGTTTCTTTGAGCCTAGCCAAAGCGTATGGTGGCAACCTCGGTTCATTGACTCGCCTAGGTGTCGTGCTCGATGAATCTATTATTAAGAACAAAGACTTTAAGGCAGCGCAAGAGGAACTGAACAAATTGTTTGGTGGACAGTCTGCAGCTGCTGCAGAAACTATGGAAGGCAAGTTTAAGCGGTTCAACATTGCCATTAGTGAAGCCCAAGAATCTATTGGTGTGGCTCTTATGCCTACCATTGAAAAGATGGTGGACTTCTTAAACAGCCCTAAAGGCCAAAAGGTTGTTACCGATTTTGCCGAAGCGTTTGCCGAAGCAATTAAGATGATCGCTAAATACTTGCCGGGCGTTGTTAGGCAAATGTCTGGACTTGTTAAAGGTGTCTCCAAGTCAGGTATTGCTGGCTTGTTCTCTGATGAGCGTTTAGTTGCAGCAGGTTTGGCGTATGGCGCTGGCCTTATGTATGGTGGCCCTGCAGCAGGTGCTTTAGCGGCTATGGCTGCTTACTATGGCGCTGACCAGTTGATTGGGCAGGCTAATAAGTTTGACTCTAAGACTATGGCTGGTGCTAATGCGAACCGAAATGTTGCTGGCCTGCAAATGACTAATGGTGGTTTAGGTTTAGTAACTGACCCGTCTGGGCGTTTGGCTGGTGGTTTGACTGGTAACTTGGTTGCTGGCCAAGGTTTAACGGGTGCTAAGAATCTGACTAAGATTAAAGCGCCAGTAAACATTACTGTAGTGGTTAATGGCGCAGCTGATTCTCGGGAGTCTGCTCGAGCCATTGAACGTACCCTAAATAAACTCAACCTCAATGGCGGTTCAAGTGCTGGGATTCTAGGTTTCAACTAATGCCTACCTCATACACCACCACAGTTACAGTCACAGGGTTCGGCGCAGCGAACTACGGCTCGCAACTCGATAGCCTAGAAATTGTTTCAGGCTCAACTAACCCATACGAGTTACCCCAACCACCATCTGCTCGAGCATCGTTTCTTGGCTTACCAGTGGTATCTGGTGTCACCCAAACCCCCGACTGGTGGATAGGTAAAGAATTAACATTCACTATTACTCCGCAAGGTGCAACAGGCACAGTAACTTGGGTGGGTATTGTTCAAAGCTTTAATTGTGCACCGGTACAAACCACCAGCACTGACCAGATTGTGGAGTTAGATCTACTTGGTTCAACATCAAGGCTTAGCACTGAAATCATTACAAATGACATTAACTTCACATCCATCCTTGGCAGTTACTACTGGTACGAATTGGCAGACAAATTAAATGCCCAACTTGCCAAAACTGCTTGGGATGAAGTGCCTATTGGTTTAACTTGGGATGATGCGCAAGGCACTTGGGATACGTTCACTAACAATAACTCTGGGTTGAACTTCATTAACGAAATGGAAATCACCAGAAAAAGTATTTCAAGCTTGGATGGTGCTGGCGAGGACATGCTAGGTTTCATCACTAGCCGATTCGCCAATACTTACCGGTCATGGTTCTGGTTCGATAACAAAGACATCACCCTTTACACAGGTGCTTATACAACCTACACGCAACTTACTTCACTTAATGCCCAGTCTTGTGTTCTTTGGTCATCATTGAGAAGCGCATCAGGTTTTAGTAACATTATTAATTCGGCTCAAGTCACTTTGCGTGGCACTACAACTACTTATGACTATTTAGATGCAACTTCTTACTATGCCTACGGCGCTCGATTCATTGACTTTGGCACCACCTATGATGGTCCAACTACTCGAGAACTAGCGTTAGCAGACCGAGTTAATGCTTACGATCAACCTACTTCATACTTGGAATCTTTAACTATTAACCTTGATGAACTAACTCACGTCACTGGGGAATGGCAGAACTTCTACAAGTCCACCAAGCCAGTTCGCTTGCCAATGACCAACATCCCTGCAGCTTATGGTGGCAACCATACTTACATGGTTCGGGGCGTTCAACTGAACTTGACTAACAAGCATGCAGAGGCAACGCTTCTCGTAGTACCTTCAACGATCTATAACCCAAGTTAAGGAATAACATGGCAGGAACAACAACCAACTACGGCTTCCCATACCCAACGGGAACTGACTCCATCAACACTGGAGATAACAAGATTCAGGAACTTGCGCAAGCAATCGAGGATTTCATTGACGGCTCGGAAGGCTTAAACAAGCTTTGGGACATCAAAGTACCCGGCACAGGTGATGCCACCACATACACCCGTTCTGGAACAACCACATTTGGTGCATTCTCATCAGGCCCGAGTTACACATTCACTACTGGTGCATCAGGTTTATTCCAAGTCATTTTGACTGCTAACTTTGTAAATGCCACAACTGGTGCTAACGGCATGGCGCTTTCATACGACATTTCAGGTGGTCTCTACACAGCATCTCTCGGTGAATCAATGGTAACTACCACTGCTCGAGGTGGTGCATCAATGATTCGATACCACGATGGAAGCCCAAATACTTCCTACACAATCACACCACAAACTAGAACTATAACAAGCACTGGAACGCTCACCTTGTACAACCACAATGTTCAGGTGATTACTTGTGGCTAAGCAACCAACCATCCAAAAGATTCTGGACATCGCCTACAGCCAAGTCGGCTATGTAGAAAAGCCAGTGAACATCACCAAATACGGCAGACACTTCAAATCTAACCCAGCCCAATGGTGTGGCCTATTCGTTATGTGGGTATTTGAGAAGGCTGGCTACCATGACTTCCCAAACACCGCTTACACACCAAACGGCGTTAAAGAATGGAAAGCCCGTAAGCTTTGGAAAACATCCGGTGAAGTTAAGCCAGGGTCCATTGTTTACTTCGACTTCAAAGGTGACGGCATAGATCGTGTATCCCATGTCGGTATTGCAGTCCTGCATCTAGCCAACAATCAAGTGCTTTGCATTGAAGGTAACACATCCTCGAGCATCCAAGGTGACCAACGTAATGGTGGTGAAGTGTGCATCAAGTCACGTCACCCAAATGACATTGTTGGTTGGGCTGAACCCGAATACGAAAAGGCTTGGCATCCAATCGCATCCGAAATCTTTCAGGCTTACCATCATGGCGCTAAGCCCTATCAAGAAACAGACCCAGACGAAACAGATCCAAAACCAGTAGCCAAGAAAGCGGCTAAGAAAGTAGCAAAGAAATGAACGAAAATGACATGCGCCAACTTGTAGAAATGTTGCTCTCTTGGGGCAGAGTATTTGCAGCTGCATCACTTGCGGTTTGGATGCACACTGGAGCGTTCAATTTTGATGCTATGTGGCAGGCAGGAGTTGCTGCGGTTCTGCCGGTCGTCATCCGTTACCTTGATAAGAATGACCCC